AAACAACCGTGAAAATCTTCTTACTCAAAATAATAGCGCGTTCCCGAAGCCCGCATAGTTACCTTTCGCGGAAAGGCGTTACGCTTCTTTATCTCCTGTAAAATGTATTTTATCTCGCTGGAATTTGTGAAGAACTTCTTCGCTTCGCTTTCGGGGTCATCTTTCTTGAACTTAATTTTCACGAGGAAGCGGTTCGCACCGAATTTCGTTTTCACGTCTTCGATGAAATCAATTAACCAAAACTGCAAATTGATTAGTTTCTGTTGCGTGGTTTCCGGGCAGTTAAAATGTTTGTTCGCTTCGTCCGGTTGAATGTTCAAGAACGAAAGGCTACCATCATCTGTGCTATTATTGTTTGAAGTCATTTTCTTGTATTTTTAATTGTTAAACATTCCGTTTCGTGACGTGTTACGCGGCGGGGATAAAGCAAAGCCGAGAGCCGAAAATCGCAGACGTAAGCGCAGCCGCGGCACTCGTATGCGCGCACGAAAGCCCGGCATACGCGCCGTTATTCGCAGCACCGCCGAACAAGACACCCCTTTGTGCTACGCCGCTGGCTGGTATGTTGGTATAGAAGTAGTCGGCAAAGTAGGTAGTAGAACCTGCGCCCACTTCCGTAGGCATATTTTCCCCGTATTCGCCTATCATCATGCGCTTAACATAACCTTCCTTACGTGGAAGTTCGCCGCGTTTTACGTAATTGTCATAGTTGGTATCTTGGTAGTTTGCCGGGTTGTCGCAAGTATAGAAAGAACTTACGCCGCCGTCCGCATTCGATTCAATAGCGCATTTGCATCCATCCGTCCAACTCCAAATATGCCCGAACGGGTTTTCTATTCCCCGGTATGAAGGTACTTTTACTTTAACTACTACGCCCGTATCGTATTCGTCCGGCATGGTAAATTCGACTACGCCCGAAGCGTTGCCTAATGAATTTGTAGTACCGCAGGGGACAAACGGGTAGTAGCTGTTGAATGTGTTCCACTTCGTACTGTTAAGCGTCGTAACGCCCGCACTTAATCCGCCCTGCTTGTAGCCTTCGCTTGTAGGCTGCGCGTTAAAATCAAGCTGGCAGTTAAGGTTGGCGTATTCAACCACATAAAGCCAATAGGTCGCGTTTTGTGCCGCGTATAAATCGCAGTTCCAGCCCGCGCCGTTCAATCCTACTGCACCTCTGTTTCGTGCGTATTTTCGGAAGTTGGTTAGCGATGTGGCGGTAGCCGGGCGACCTAATAGGGTTCTATAAGTTCCGTCCCATGCCGTATTATTATTTCCGCCCCGGAAAGCCGCCGTAGTATTTACCACGCTGGCAAGTTTGGGAGTAGCTGATAAAGTTCGGTCTATCGTGGCTTCGTATGCGCTACGGTACATCTTTGGTACTTCGATAAAGCCCGGTAGCTGGTATTGCGAAATAAGGCAGGTAAACGTAGTACCGTCAAACTCAAACTTACGGTAGTGCTTCGGTATTTCTACCATTACCATGCCGGAAGCTCCGGTAAGGTCTGCCGCTGCCCCGGTGTCCGTCTTCGTACTGTTAGTAGCATGTAGGTAGGTTACAACCTTCCCCGCATCGTTAAGCAGACAACGCCGCATAAGGGATTGAACCGGGAGCGAAACATGTAGTTCCGGTCTTCCTACCCGTTCCAGCTTTGTATCTGCTACATTTACGTTAATCTTAACGCCATAATAGTAATCATAAGGAAACGCGGGCTTTGTGTTGCCCGCTGCAATAATTAAACCCATAATTATAATTTTTAATAGCCCCAAATTAGGGCGGTTGCTGAACTCGTTTCTTTTATCTCTCTGATAATTTCGGGGTTCCATCCCGTTTCAAAGCGCGTGCTTATAAATTCGCCTTCGGGCATTCCCCAAAGGTTTACTTCCAATACTACCGCCGCTTCGCCATCGTTTTTTAAGCAAAAAGGCGTATCCATTCGGAAGTTGCCACCGGAAAAATCCACGTTCCCGGCTACCGAAATTTGCGCGCTCACTAAATCGCCGTTTCTATTTTCCATACGCTTAATTTTAAGTCGTTACAAAAATACTTTCTTATCGTATTAGTTTAATACGTCGTGAAATACTCGTGAAGTGTTTGTTTAGCCGAAGCCGTGAAATTCGGCGTTACAACACTTCTATTTAATGCCTTGCGCCGTGATGCATGGCTTATTCTCTTATGTTCAATAAATAGGCGTAATATCCGCTGCTTCCGTCCCAAACTAAAAGAAACTCGCGTATGTCGCCCGCCGCCATGTTCCACTTTCCGGTTTCGTTTCCCGCGTTGTTGTTCATACGGTACGGGTAGTAGTTGCTATCCATAGCATTGCCGCCGGAACTGTTCTTTACGAATGTATTACGCCCGCAAACGTACCCGGTCTGCGTGCTCGTTCTATCACAAATAATAGTAATCCTTACGGCAAAGGCTGTATAATTACTAATGCCTAACACAGTACAAATGGAATCACGACGCGGTAGTCCTATGCCGCTGTTGCTATAAATGAAGCGCGGCATTAACTTGAATAACGTAGGCTTGGTAGCGTCGCCCGGTGTAAGGCAGGTATTTACGGAAGGCAAAAGTTTTGATATGCCGTAATCCGCTACGTAGCTGTCGCAAACTATCGCGCCTTTGCTCACTATACCCAAATTAACCATCGCACCGGACGCTTCAATAAGTAACCCGTAGTTAGTTCCGTAGCTGTTTGGTGTCTTGTTGGTAAAACGTCCAACGCCGACCAACCCGGTAGAAGCTGGTAATACGTTCGTTCCAATGGAAGCCCAGCGGTAAGAATCCGAGAACTTTATAAAACTGCTAAGCAATGCTAAACCACTTCCGCTTGTGTCGCCGGATGAAGCCGCTACGCCTATTCGTCCGCTTGCTATCGCAAAGCCGCCAATACTTCCGGCGTTTGCGTTGATTGTTCCCGTTATAGTTCCTTTCGTAGCTACAAAGCTACCGTCTTGCAGTACGCGGAAAGGTGCGGTAGCCCGGTTTCCCTTGCTTGCGCCAGCCCAAAACCTTACGCTTGTGTCGGCTGTGCCTTCCCCCGTTATTCCGGCTTTTATACTCGCGTCGCTACCTGCAAGCTGAACCGTTCCGGCTGTTACTATGCCACCGTCTATCGTGGTTTGGGTGTTATCGTAATAAACGGCTTCCACCCAATCGTTAGCGACGTAAGAACCGGAAGTACGTTTAGTTATACAACGTTTCAGTATTCCGTCTGTTTTTCCACCCGTCAGCCAAAGGTCGCCTATGTCATACGGTGGTTTGGGCTGGGCTACAAATACCTGCCTTTTCCCGTCCGCTGTGTCCTGCGCCTTGCTTGCTGCCGTGTATGCATCTATCGCCTTTTGGTCTTCTATCGTAGTCCATGAATATGTAGAACCGGAAACGGTATAGCGTTTCAGCAACTTTGTTGTTGAACTGTACCACATATCGCCTACGTGCGCCTTCTTTAGTGCCGTAGTCGTCCAATTAGCCGCCGGGTCGGATGATTGGAACCAGCTTTCTATTTTTCCGTCTATCTGTGTCGTAAGGTCGTTTACGGTTGGCGTGAAGTTCTTGTTTATAAAGTTGGTTAGCCCGGTGTCGTCCGTATATTTGGAAGCCTTTACCCAATCTGCGGAATTATAAGAACCGGAAGTGCGGGCGGTCTTGCATCGCATGATGTCGCCCGTACTGCCTTGTACCCATAAATCGCCTACGTCGTAAGGCGTTGTAGGTTGTGCCACGAAAATACGCCGCTTTGTCCCGGCAAGTTTTAACGCGTCGTTAGCAAGTGCCAACGCTTGCGCTACTTCGCTGTCTTGTAGTTCCTGCCAACTGTAAGTAGAACCGTTTTTTACGAAACGGAAAACTTTACCCGTTGAAGTGTTATAGAAAAGGTCGCCTAAATGTTCATCTTTCAGCGCGGTTGTGTTCCAATCCTTCGCGGGCGCGTTTGTCAATGTCGGGTCGTATGTTTCAAAGAACTGCTCTATTTGCCCGTCTAATTGCGCTTGTATTTCGTTTAGAATACCGGGCAGGGTATTGTTTATGTAGTTCTTTGTTTCGTTCGCTATCTGGTCGAGGTCTGAAACGTTCTTTGTCGTTCCGTCGCTGCTTACAAAGCGAATAACGCCGCCTATTTCGTCGTTGTCGAGGTCGAAGTAGCATTTACCGCCGCCGCTGCTCTCTATCCTTCCGGTACGGATGAAACGCCCGTTTATGGTACTGCTCCCGTAAGTCAATGAAACAAGCCTACCGGGGTTCTTCCCGTTCGTATCTGTAACAACCGAATTAAGAACCCCTACAAGGAAATTGTAATAGCCCGCTTCCGCTTCTACCGTCTTAGCCGTAGCGGATAGTACAATAGTTCCGCTATCCCCGTTTTTAGGACATTTTGCGTAGATGTAATACGCCGTAGCGGATGTTAGGTTAGTAAATGTTGCCGAAGAAAGCCCCCACAACTTCAATGCGTCCGGGTCTATCGCGTAATGAACCAATGTACCGGAAGAAACGTAAAGGCTATTAGGGTTGCCGCCATAGTTCGGCTGGAACGTAATGTTTTGCAGTGTGAACTGTGTGCTTTTAGCCCCAACGCTTAACATCTGCGTTTCAATGGAAAGCGGCTTTATCTTCTCGCTGTAATAGTCGCCTTCGGGGTCGAATACCATGTTTAGAAGTTCCTGCGTAGCCAGCCAACGGCGGCGCGCCCTTGCGGGGTCTGCCAGCTTGTTTATGGTAATGACTTCGTTCAAGTCCTCTATTTCGTTTAGAACGCGTACGGTAGTGCTTTTCGTTACGGTGTCGCTTAACGTTATGTCGTAGCTATGCCGTTTTAGCAGATCGCGCTCTATGCGGGTAATCCTTACCGCCTTATTTACGCCTATCTGTTCGTCCTCAATCGGTATGAAATCGCCTACGTGCAGGATTTCGGTTTCCACTTCTTTGCCCCAAAGCGAAATAAAGAAGCCTTCGGTTAGTGCAAGTTTGTAACTTACTTGCGGCTGTGTCATGGTTTCAAAATCCTTTGTCCCGGCTTCCTTCAAATCCTTTTCGGCTTCCGTTATGTATTCCTGCGGTAACTGAATATCTAAAATGCTGTATTTGTCGCCTACGCTTATCTGAAACGCGCCGGAAGTTT